AGAAAGCATTAATTAAACATCTTCCTCCTGCAGAAAGACCAATCACACCATACTTACCAATGATGTATAATCACCCTTGTACAATATGGGCGAGATCATCATTAGACAACCATGAGTGGACACATTGTTACGGCAATGCGTTAAACGATGAGTACAGGTATAGATATGGTAAAGAACATAAGTCTATACATGAAGTAGTTAACAAACTCCCTGAACCAGTAAATATGAAAAGAGTAGGCTTTACAGAGTTCGGTCTAGCAATGCCAGACGAACTTAAAGACTATGATAATCCAATACAGTCGTATCGTGATTATTACCACCTTGATAAAGCTACCTTCGCTACTTGGAAGTTCAGAGATAAACCACATTGGTGGAATGAAGACTACGCAGACTATGAACAAAGGATAACAAGATAATGGAATGGACAGAAATTTTAAATAACTTATTTGGTTTTGCCATAGTTATATTTATGGGTTGGTTTGCGTGGGAGTCTACTTTATTAGTACACGAACGCAACAAAAAAAGAAGAGAAACCTTCGACAAATCAAAAATTAAATACAGAGATGGAGACAATACATGAATAAAGTAAAGATATATAGTAAGCCAGACTGTGGCTATTGTGTTATGGCAAAGAACTTGGCAGAGCAACGGGGTTGTCAAGTAGAGTATCTTAGTATGGGTGAGGATTATTCACCCCAAGAACTTATGGAAACATTCCCAGGAGCTAGAACATTTCCACAAATTATATTTAATGGAGAGAAAATTGGGGGATACTCCGCATTAGTAGAGATATTAACCAATGAAGTATAAATTTAGTGAAGATAGAGTGCTCAATATGGTCAAGCATCATATTGACAGCACTTATGATGAACATTATAGTAAAGAGAAGATTCAAGCTACTGAGTTTATTATAGACTCAGGTATGGGCGAAGGTTTCTGCATGGGTAATATTATTAAGTATGCGAAACGATACGGAAAGAAAGAAGGCAAGAATCGAGATGATATCCTTAAAATAATTCACTATGCTATTATTTTACTCGGAAGTATTCAAGAAGAACGCTCCCAAGAGTTCCATGATTATTTAGATGAATTACAAGACAGGGAAGATTAGATGGCAATAAAAAGCAAAGCACATGAGAAACTCTCATATGAGAACGTAGACAGGGTAATTGAGTATCTTTCACAAGATAATCCTATTACTAAAAAGGAAGCATGTGAAGTTCTGAATATTAGGTATAACACGACCAGACTTCAGAGAATCATAGACGACCATAATGATATAAAAAATCACAGAGAAACAAGAAAGAGCCAAAACAAAGGCAAAGCTGCTTCTCGTGATGAGATAAAGTCTGTCGTGCAAAGTTATTTAGATGGGTTTAATATATCTCAAATTGCTGAGTCAATATATCGTTCACCTTCGTTTGTGAAAAATATAGTAGAAAGACTCGGCATACCGCAAAAGCTGGCGGAATCAGACTACGAAGCTATGAAAGAATATATGCTACCAGAAGAATGTGTATCAGAAAGTTTTTCATACAATGAGAAAGTTTGGTTTCCTCGCAAAAACAAATTTGCCCTTGTTAAAGACGAAATAACCCCCGCATATCAAGCCGAACGTAGAGGCTATATGGGGTATGGAGACATAAAGAAATGTGTCAACTATGAAGATAAGTATGGAGCTAAAATGTATAAAGTATATGTTTTAGAGCCTTGTGATACTTCGCAGACATTATTTCCTTGGGTTGATGGAGATAAAACAGGGTATTGGGCATCAGCTCTTGCATATGATATGGGAAGCCTACGACACTTAGACGAGTATTTATAAGGAATGAAAAATGGAGATTTTTATCGCATTTTACTTCTCAGGTGTGGGGATTGCCATGTATAAGATATGGTACCCTAGCTATATGATGATAAAAGAAATAGACCCAAACAATATTATGACTTACAGACCGTGGATGAGCCACTTAGTAGTTCTAATATTGTTTACTGTATTCTTACCTGTAATGTTATTTGCATTACTGTTTGATGACCATACAGAAAGATTTATTAACGCTTTTGTTAAAGGAGCAGCAGGTGAAGAAAAATAATAAAAAAGTGTTCTCTAGCTATGTGCAAGGGGACTTAAAAGCAGAAACAATTAAAATAAACGGAAGCTGGGGATGTGACTATTACAGCAACAGTGAGTTTATCAAAACGGAAGTATATAAAGGACACAGCGAACTGTACGCAGAGAACGCTGCGGAAAATTATGTATTTGGGATAAAGAAAATATGAATTATTTAATGACAGCTTTATGTAAAAAATTAGAAGGCGAAATTGCAGTAGCTAAGGCAAATGCTTTAGCATACCAAAGAAACGCAGTGGGCATAGGGGAACACCCTGAGATTGTTCAAGCAATTGAAACTCAGATAGAGATTATTGCTCATGCCGAAGACAAGCTTGAAGCAGTTCGCAAGCATTTTACAACATAGTAAAGAAAAATAGTTCTTGACAACAACTTAATATTAGTGTATAATATATTTATATTATAGAGAATAAGTTAATGAGTGATAGATTTTATATGCAAATGGTAGAAGCAACTGGCTGGGCACCTGGCTACCGTAATACCAATACCATAGAAGAATTTAAATCACGATTTGGCTCAATTAAAAGGAGAAAAAAAGTGGCTTGGACAGACGAGAAAAAGCAAGAAGCAGTAGATTTATATACTGCAGAAGAACCTACTCCAGAGAACAGCATGGAGATAGTAAAAGATATCGCTGATCAATTAGAGGAATCACCAAATGGTGTAAGAATGATTCTTACAAAAGCTGGAGTATATGTTAGAAAAACTCCTGCTCCAAGTGGTAAAAGCTCTGGTGGCGGTGGTGGTAGAGTAAGTGTAGCTGATGCGCAAGCAGCAGTAACAAGTGCGCTTAGTGATGCAGGTCAAGAAGTTGATGCAGCAATCATTAGCAAACTTACTGGTAAAGCAGCTAACTACTTTGCAACAATTATAAACAACTTAAACAATTAATTAGTTTTTAGTTTTTATCTAGGGTATCTTAGGATGCCCTAGTTTTTTGCATCTTGACATAGTAACCAAAAAATTTACAATTCAAATGATCATTTGTTAGATAAATTTGGAGGAAGCATGACAAAAGATGAATTTAAAAAGAAGCTAGATGAAGCAGGAGATGCTGTCATCACTTATAGAAGCCAAAACTCACGCAGGTTAAAATATAACATATGCACTATGGACTTTACTACCCCCTACATTAAAGGTAAAAAGAACAGGGCCAAAGAAGCAAATGATACTGTCCTATGCTTTTGCTGGGATACTGATTCTTATAGATTATTAATGCCTAAAAATGTTACTACTATAGTACCATTAAATAGGATAATTAAAAATGAGGATCCTAATGATTGAACTTCATGAAGTACCCGCAGTGTATGAAAAAGTAATAAACCAAAAAGAAACGGAGCAAGTCCGTTTAGTAATCAACACTTTTCGAGGTGTTGAATACATTTCCCTACGAAAGTATTTTTTAGACTTTGAAGAAGAGTGGTTACCCTCGAAAGAAGGTATCACCATGCCACTCGATATAGACAACAGTAGAGAACTGTTTGTTGGTCTAGTAGAAATATTATCCCTTGCCGAGAGCAAATCCATACTCGAATCAGAGTTCAAAGATATATTAGATGAAATATACCTACCTTAAAAATATTTCTTGACAAATCCTTAAATCTTCTGTATAATATACTTATATATAAAATTATAGGAAGATTTATGATTATTCAAGGTAGTATGAGGTATTCCCCTTCTGGTCGCAGAAGAAAGACGACCGCATGGAAGAAAAAGAAAGGGGCTGTAGCTCAGATGGGAGAGCGTCGCACTTGCACTGCGAAGGTCGAGAGTTCGAATCTCTCTAGCTCCACCAGTCAAACAAAAACACAAGAATATCCGAGTTTAAAAACGGGCAAATACTCTGTTCCAACTGATAATAGTTGGAAAGTTGAAGCCAGTAAGAAGTATACTGTGGCACCTGCGTATAACAAGGGAGCCTACCAAGTTATCCCTCGCGATGACGTGGAACATATCGGAAAATAGTTCTTGACAAATGGTCAAATTTTTAGTATAATATATAAATGTTAGAAAATCTTATAAAGACAGCGAAAGAAGCGTATTACAATGGTAGTCCCATCATGTCAGATGAGATTTTCGATCACCTTACAACAATGGCAACCGAAGAAAGTATCGGTTATAGAAGTTCTTATGAACGCAGATACAAACATATGTTTCCTTTGTTCTCCCTCCAAAAAGTGATAGAAGGCATCGACACTGCTCCAAACTGGGGCAGTGAAGATACCCTTGTAACTCCAAAACTAGACGGAGCAGCTATTAGTATACTATATGGTGGGGGCGAGTGTCAAAAAGCACTTACAAGAGGTGATGGCATAGAAGGATTGGATATAACTCCTTTGATTAAAGGAAACTTAGTACCAACCCATATTGATTGCAAAGACGTAATTCAAATAAGCGGGGAAGTAGTAGCCCCCAAAGAAATAAAAAATGCACGAAACTATGCGGCGGGTGCGCTTAACTTGAAAAGTAGTGAGGAATTTAAGACAAGAGACTTACACTTTATAGTTCATGGAGTACAGCCCTATATTACGGATAATTTTTCACATGATATGAAATTTATTTCCGATTTAGGCTTTGATACTTGCATTGATAGTAATTATTCTGAGTATCCACACGATGGCTCAGTTTTTCGTATTGCTGACAATGCTGCCTTCGACAAGCAAGGTTACACAAGCCATCATCCTCGTGGAGCATTTGCATTAAAGTTTCAAGAAAAAGGCATACCAACAACGCTCTTAGATGTAGTATGGCAAGTAGGCAAATCAGGTGCAGTATCACCAGTAGCAATACTTGAGCCAATAGACATAGAAGGAGCAACAGTTTCAAGAGCAACTTTACACAACAAGTCAATAATTGAAGCCCTCGATTTAGAGATAGGGTGTAAAGTTGAAGTTATAAGGGCAGGGAAGATAATCCCACAAGTATTGAGGAAAGTAGTATAATGGAACAACAAGATATGTTTGACCAACTATTAAATGGTCACATTGAAGATGGAGAACCACAACCGCTAGAGCCTTATTTTGACAAATTTGGACAAAAGTACTATCCTAGTAAGTACGCTACCCAAGAACATAAAGGGTGGTATTGGAATGAAGTACTAAAAGCGTATCAAAGGTGGCAGGATATGATGGACTGGTATGAAACACAGAGCAATACATAAATTAGACAAACAAGTAAAAGAGATAGATATGCTAAAACATATAATCTCGGAACAAACTGAACAAATATATAAACTATATAAACGGATAAACGAATTAAATGAGCAAGTTTCACAAAGAAGAAATAGAGAACAGCAAGAGAATATATAAAAGCGCAACACCTAAACAAACACCAGATTGGTATGTTAAGTGGACAGCTTCTATTATTCTTCTTACTGCTATGGTTGTGAGAGCGGCTCAAATAAATCCCTTCCTTGATACCTGCCTATCTTTCTTAGGTTGCGCAGGTTGGCTGTATGTTTCTATTGCATGGAAAGATAGAGCTTTAATAATCCTTAATGCAGTTGCATGTTTTGTACTGTTAACAGGAGTACTTACTCAGGCTGCCGGACGTGTCTGGAGTCTATAATCAAACTTATTTTGATAACCGCCCAAAAGAACAGGAAAGGGAAGGTGTTCTGTACGGAGTCATTCTAGTAAATAGAATAACTTTTGAACGTGAGTGTATCAAAGTAGGAATCGCTAGTGGAAAAGACTGGCGGCATGTTATTAAACGAAGTCGTGGCTTTAAGGGGTACGATTTAAGGATACAGCGAACGTATCACGACACTATCTATAACTGCTGGAAGTACGAGCAGGAGCTTCATAAGAAATATGCGCATGATAGTTATAAGCCAAAACAAAAATTTGGAGGACATACGGAATGTTTCAAAATTTCTTCTGAAATTTTGAAGGAGTTTCCGAAAAATAGTTCTTGACTTTTGCTTATCCGTTTGATATAATATACATATAAAATTAAAAGAGAGAACATTTTGACACAAATACAAATTCCGACACATTGCCCAGCTTGCAATTCGCTACTGGAAACAGTCAAGGATCAGCTATTTTGTCGAAATGTTAATTGTCCAGCACAAACCTCAAAGAAAGTCGAACACTTCGCAAAAACTTTAAAGATTAAAGGACTAGGAGCAGCGACCATCGAGAAGCTAATGTTGGAAGATTATCATGATATCTATTCTCTAACCGAGAACGAAATAGTAGATATATTAGATTCGGAAAAGTTAGGAGAGAAGTTATTTGCAGAGATAGAAAAATCTAGAAGTGCAGATTTAACGACTCTCCTTCCAGCTTTTTCGATACCGCTGATAGGCTCAAGCGCTACCAAAAAGTTAACGAGTCGAATCTCGTCTTTATACGAGATAACCTATCAAAGATGTGTGGATAGTGGTCTTGGTCCTAAAGCGGCGTCGAACCTTATAAACTGGTATGAGAATACATTTAATGTGATGGGGTATAATGAGTTACCCTTCTCTTTTGAAAGTAAGAGTTCTGTAGTTGACAACTCAGTTCCAACGAAAGGAGTTGTTTGTATAACAGGTAAACTTAAGAGCTATAAAACTAAAAGTATGGCACAAGAAGTTTTACATAAATATGGATATGAGACAAAGGACAACCTTACAAAGGCAGTAACAATTCTACTCAACGAGAGTGGTATTGAAAGTGCAAAAACTCAGAAAGCCCAAGATATGGGCGTAACAATTTTTAACAATATAAAACATATAATAGAGGAAAATTAATATGGCATTACCAAAATGGACAGATGAAAGAACTCAAAGTTTAGTAGACTTTGTGGGCGAAGGCCCTGTCTCTCAAGCTATGGTTTCTGATGCTGCTGATGAACTAGAAACATCAACAAGGTCAGTTTCAAGCAAGTTGAGAAAAATGGGTTACGAGGTTGAACTAGCTTCAGCTTCAGCTTCTAAATCATTCTCAGATGAACAAGAAGCAACATTAAGAGCGTTTGTTAACGACAACAGCGGCTCTTACACTTATGCAGAGATTGCAGAACACTTCGAAGGTGGGAACTTCTCAGCAAAATCAATTCAAGGAAAAATACTTTCTATGGAACTTACAGAGCATGTTAAGCCTGCTCCTAAAGTAGAGAGTGTTAGAACTTATACTCCTGAAGAAGAAGCAACTTTTGTTTCTATGGTTAACGATGGCGCTTTCGTAGAAGCTATCGCTGAATCACTAGGCAAAAGTGTTAATTCAATCAGAGGAAAAGCATTATCCCTTCTAAGAAGTGGAGACATCAATGCTATTCCAAAGCAAGAACATACTAAAGGTTCAAGCAAAGCTGACGTGTTAGCTGACCTTGACATTTCTGCTATGACTGTTCAGGAAATTGCTGATGACATCGGCAAGACTGTAAGAGGCGTGAAAACTATGCTAACAAGGCGTGGTCTTCAATGTGCTGATTACAACGGAGCAGCTAGAAAAGAAATAGGTTAATCGCAATATATTAGCTAGGGGGTCTACGCGACCCCCTTTTTTGAGAGAGAGTTATGAATATTGCGTCTGCATTACTAAAACAATTAGTCCACCAACAAGACTTGGATACTTGGGCTCAACTTAAAGATGTATATCTGCCAAGTGAGTACCGAGCAATTTATAGTGTCTTGGATAAACATGTAGACACATATCAAACTCTCCCTACTTTCGAGGAACTTCAATACGAAGTCCGGGACAAAAACCTCACTGAAAAGCTTACAGCAATCGAACTTATGGAAGTAGATGTCGATGCAGACATGCTACTTGACTATCTCAAGAACGAATTTACACAAACAGAAATTTTAGACGAACTCGATAAATATATCGAGAAAACCGTCACGATTGCTAGTGCTGAGGAAAATATAGAACAACTACAAGAGATAGTTTTAGACGTGAGTGATAAAGTTGATATCACTCCTCCTTCAGAGAGTATG